TTGGAACCGTTAAGTTGCTTGATCTTGCTACCGAATCGGAGTATCAGATCGAGCGTCAAGGTACGTTGTTTGTCGCTAAGTATGCTATGGGTCACGGAGTTCTCCGTCCTGAGTGTGCTATCGAACTAGTAGCGTAACGCTCTTCTCTCGGTGTTGGGGAGGTCTGTGATTCGTTCCGCTCCCCTCCACTGATTATTTTTTATATGTATAGCTATGGCTCTGACGACTAAACTAGAAGCAGTAAATATAATTATCAGTGTTATCGGGGAAGCCCCGGTTAATACACTTACAGGAGTCAGTCTGCCTATCTCCGTCCTACAAGCACAATCTGCATTGGACGAAACCAGTAAAGCCGTTCAGTCAGAAGGATGGCATTGCAACACCGAACATGAATACGAACTTGTCCCTGACGCTGGAACAGGGAAGATAACACTACCAGCTAACACTTTAAGATTTGATCTCGACCCTTTGTTATATACAGATGTAGACCCTGTACAAAGAGGTACGAAGTTATACGACAGAAAGAACCACACAGAAGTTTGGTCGAAGAGCGTAAAAGGAACAATCACTTTTGATTTGGATTTTGAGGACTTGCCTGAGCAACTTAGGCACTACATCACAGTTAAGTCGGGTAGAGTATTTGCTAATCGATTCATCGGCACTCGTGAGATAGAAGGGTTTACCTTGCGTGAAGAAGTAGAAGCGAAAGCCCGTGCAATCGATAGCGACTCTGAAACTGCTGACAGAACTATCTTTGATAACTACAGCGTATTACGAGTAATAGATCGATAAGATATGCCTCTGTTAGTAACAAGCGTACCGAACCTCGCACAAGGGGTATCACAACAACCAGACAATCTCAGGTATCCCGGTCAGTGTGATGAGCAGATTAATGCTTGGTCCACTGTGGTTGAGGGATTGGTAAAGCGTCCGAATACAAGATGGATAAAAGAGTTTAACAGCGGGTCCTCACCTACCAATCTATTCACACACTTCGTTAAACGATCCGAGCAGAACAAGTACTGTGTTACGGTGTCGTTGGGCGGAGTGGGTGTTATCAACTTAGAGGACGGTGAAAGTATACCAGTAGCTACAACATCTATAGCAGGTAGTTATCTTAGCCTTGGTAGTTCTGTAACAAATCCATTAGCTGACCTGCGAGCACTGACAGTAGCCGACTATACATTTCTCCTTAATAAGAAGAGAGTGGTGGAGAGAAGCACTGAAAGTGAGCAGAAGTCCAAAGCTCCGCCTGATGAAGCACTCATCGTTGTTAAGTTGGGGGATTACGAGAAGCACTACACTGTAATAATAGATGATTTAACAATACCCAACATTAATACTGGCACTTTAAATTATCATAAAGCACCGCAGTTGGGGTCGGGGTCCGCTACATACGAAAGCGGTGGTAGTAGTAACGGTTGGCACGCTGATACCAATGTAATAGCAGAAGATATATCTGAGATTATCAAAGGAGCCTTAGAAATATCTAATGATAGTGTGACGAGTATAGATATAAATATTAACACAGATAATACTGGTTGGGCTGGAGGAAAATCAACAGGTAAGTGGGTGTTTGATGCAGCGGGCACTATGTATGATGTAGAATATAAACTAGAGCTGGAAATATCGCAGAGCGGAGCAGGTACTGCTTATTGCGAGGCAATAGTTGAGAACGGTGTTATTGTTGGTTTCAGGAATTTTAGAAGAGGTAGGGACTTCGACGCTACACAAAACATTACAATTACCTATAAGCAATGGATAAAGCAAAGGAGATATGATGCAGGAGCCGCGAGTTGGGAGTTATTGAAACCGGGTGATAATTTTTATAGAACCATACCAGCTGGATTCGGTACTTCTACACCGGGCGGGGTAACATCTGATCCACTTCATGTAAACTTACAAACCCTAGGTGCTACTAGTTATGAAGTAGAGCAAGAAAACTCTGTTATAAAAATAACAAGTCAAGAGGGTCCATTTAAAATACGAGTAAAAGATGGATTAGCCGATCAAGGATTAGGTATTGTATATAGAGAAGTAAACAGTATTACAGACTTGCCCGTACAATGTTACAATGGATTTGGTCCAGTAAAAGTAATAGGCGATGCGGATATAGACCAAGACGACTATTATGTGCGATTCTCCACGAAAGACAAAGGAGATTTCGGAGAGGGTAGTTGGGTAGAGACAGTAGGTTATTACCAAGACGAGTCGGAAAGTAGCCAATTAGAAGGTATAGATACTTTGTTAGCTACTAGCACTATGCCTGTTACTCTCGTTCCTTTCTTCAATAATAACACAATCACAGACTTTCGATTACAGACCCCTAACGATTTATTGTATGTAGAGAATGATGGGGGGTACTACAGATTAAACGAAGATCATACAGCAACCGCTTCAAATGAGCCGGGCGTGGGAGCTTCTTGGGAAGACTATTGGTCACTTGTTGACGAGACATTCGATACTAACGCAGCTGTTGGAAACTTAGTGTGGAGAGAAGGTACATTTTATTACGGTCCTAAATCTACGATTACAAATATAGGATGGTCTAGCAGACAAGCGGGCGACGACAAAACCAATCCATTCCCATCGTTCGTGGGTTCTACTATCAACGATATATTCTTCTTTAAGAACAGGTTAGGACTTCTCACAGATAGCCATGTTATCTTCAGCGAAGCAGATGAGTACTATAACTTCTTCCGTACTACGACACAGCAGTTGCTGGACAGTGCACCGATAGATGTCGGACTGAGTCATACGAAGGTAGCTCTGTTAAAGAACGCTATACCATTCCAAGAGAAGCTGATGTTGTTCAGTGATAACTCACAGTTTGTATTACGTGGAGCAGATGTGTTATCACCTAAGACGGTAGCTATATCCCCGGTCACAGATTACGACATAGCAGATGGTATAGAACCACTCAACCTTGGTAGCTATATATACTTCCCATTTAAACGGGGAGAGTACGCTGGTGTATTGGAGTACTTTGTTGACAACAATACAGAAGTATTTGAAGCAGAGGAGATAACATCACAGATACCAAAGTACATACCATCGAATATAAAAACAATGGTAGGTTCCAGCTCAGAGAATATGATTCTCATACAAGCAGAGGATGAACCTAAGTCGTTGTATGTATATAAGTACTACTGGACAAACAAAGAAAAGATACAGAGTGCTTGGATGAAGTGGACATTTGATGACGACATCACAGGTCTTAACTTTATAGACAGTACATTATACTTAATACTTAACGGTAAGGTACTCGTACAGGCACCCGTTGAGAACGCCTTGGTAGACACCGGATTGGATTATACATTGTTGTTGGATAACAGAGTGGACGGAGATGGTCTTACTGTTAGCTACAATTCACAAGACAACGAAACTACTATATCTAATCTACCAAGCGGATACGGTGTTGATGTGACTGTGGATAATGAAGGTAATGTTACTTCAACTAATGTAGCAGTGTACACTAAGGGCGGGTCGGGTCGCACAATATCTGGATCAGGAGCTAGTACTACAGTAAAGATAAAAGGATTCATAGCTAGTTATGTAGATAACGGTGGGGACTATGTTCAATACAACGGTGAGTACTACTACTGTATATATAGCCACACCTCTACTTCTACTTTTGAAAACCAATACTGGAGGAAGGCAGCGTACCCTCCTAGTGATGTTACTGATTGGGCTAGTGCTACTAGTTACAGCAGAGGTACAATATACAAATGTGAGCACGACCAAACAGTTCAAGCTTTAGAAGGCATACACGCTCACACATCTTCAACTGCTACTGAACCGGGAGTAGGTGCGGACTGGGCTGATTATTGGGAAGTTAGTACAGAAGTACCTTCCGCTCCTGAATGGGGACCAAATATCTTTTATAACGATCAGTATTACTTTGTAGTCGGTAAGCCCTACGATATGTTGTACAGGTTCTCTAACCAAGCATTGAAGCAACCAACAGAAAGAGGAGGACGCAGTGCTTCTGATTATACATTCCAAAGCTTACGCAACGGTAGTATAGAATATGCAGACAGCGGGCACTTCACTGTAGAAGTTACTCCACGATTCAGAGATACCTATACCTATGTATACAATCCTGCTTTGTTATCTTCTATATCTACACTTGATAGATTTACCCCGGAGAGTGGTCACTTTAGATTTGGTATACAGTGCAGACCCGAAGAAGCTACGATTGAAGTGAAGAGCAGTTCTGCCTTGCCTGTTAAGTTATTAGCCGCAGAGTTTGAGTCGATGGTAACAGGTAGGAGTAAACGCTATGGAGCTTAGGATAGATGAAGCACAGTTTGATATGGACGCTCCTGATCTGTACGAAGACTTGAGGGAGGATGATATGTTAGAGATACTCGGACTTATGCACCACCCACGAGACGCTGTGTATATGTCGTATGCTACATCGAGCAAGTGCTTCAGCGTAAAGGATGAGTTCAACTATCTATACTGTTCATTTGGTGTGGCTCCTATCGAAGGTACTAATATTGGTAGTGCTTGGTTGTTGGGTACTCGACGGTTACCAAAGATAAAGAAGTTCTTTTTGAAGCACTCCAAGGAACGCATGATGGACTTGATGGACGGCTTTGATTATCTCACTAACTTTGTTATGAAGAGTAACACGTTGAGTTATAGGTGGTTGAAGTGGTTGGGAGCTGAGTTTAACGATTGTC